GGAAGGCTCCAGCGGATAGGAGCTCCCCATGAGTCACAAATCAACCGCCCCAGGAATCCCCTATCGCGTCAAGCCCCGCTTCAAGCGATCGCCGTGGGCTGGGCGGCTATAGGATTGTGCCTAATCCTCAAGGACTCCCCGATGGACGACCTGTTGAAAGAGGCCAAGGACGCCTTCGAGCTGTGCGTGCAGCACGAGGCGGAGAACCGGGCTCAGGCGCTGGAGGATATTCGCTTCGCCCGCCTGGGCGAGCAATGGCCCGATGTCGTGCGCCGCCAGCGCGAGCTGGACAATCGGCCCTGCCTGACGGTCAACCGCTTGCCCGCCTTCATCCGCCAAGTCGTCAACGACGCGCGCCAGAACCGGCCGGCGATCAAGATCCACCCCGCCGACGACCAAGCCGATCCGCAGGTGGCGGCGATCTATAACGGTTTGATCCGCAACGTCGAATACACCTCGGACGCCGACGTCGCCTATGACACGGCGCTGGACTGCGCGGTGACCTCGGGCCTCGGCTATTTCCGCATCAATACCCGCTACGCCGCCGATGACGGCTTCGACCAGGATATCGTCATTCAAAGGGTGGCGAACCCATTCTCGATTTATGGCGATCCCTATTCGACGGCGGCTGACAGCGCCGATTGGAATGTGGCCTTCGTCGTCGATCTGATGGCCAAGTCGCGCTTCGCCGGCCAGTATAAGGGCGCGGACGCCGTGGACTGGGACGGGCTGGGTTATGGCGGGCTTCCGGCCCCGTGGCTGGACGACGACCGGGTGCTGGCAGCGGAATATTGGACGCGCCATCCGGTGCGGCGGCAAATCCTGGCCCTATCCAATGGCGAGACCATCGCGGCCGACGAATACGCGGCCAATAAGGCCTTGTTCGACTCCGCCGGCGTGGTGGTGATCGGCCGGCCGCGCGACACGCTGAGCTACGCGGTCAAGCAGCATGTGCTGACCGGGGCCGAGGTTTTGGACACCGTCGATTGGGCCGGCAAGTTCATCCCCATCGTGCCCGTCTACGGCGATGAGGTGAATCTGGAGGGGCGGCGGCATCTGCGCTCTTTGGTGCGCGACGCCAAGGACCCGCAGCGCATGTTCAACTATTGGCGCACCACCTCCACCGAACTGGTGGCGCTGGCGCCGCGCGCGCCGTTCATCGGCCCCAAGGGCGCGTTCAAGAGCGACGCGGACAAATGGGCCACCGCGAATACCGAGGCACACGCCTATATCGAATATGACGGCCAGATCCCGCCCGAGCGGCAACCCTTCGCCGGGGTGCCGGCCGGGGCCTTGCAGGAGGCGATGAACGCCTCGGACGATATCAAGGCGATCCTGGGCTTGTTCGATGCATCCCTGGGCGCGGCGTCCAACGAGAATTCCGGCCGTGCGATCCTGGCGCGGCAGAGGGAAGGGGATGTCTCGACCTTCCACTTCATCGACAACCTGTCGCGGGCGATCCGTCACGCCGGGCGGATCATGATCGACCTGATCCCCCGGGTCTATTCCACCCCGCGCATGCTAAGGGTGCTGGGACCGGGTGGAGAACCGTCGATCGTGGCGGTCAACCAGCCGGCGGGAAGCGGCGCAGGGCAGGGCGCGGCGCCGGAGCAGGTGTTCGATCTGTCGGTGGGCAAGTACGACCTGACCGTGGAGGCCGGGCCCAGCTTCACCACGCGGCGCGAGGAGGCGGCCAGCCAGATGATCTCGCTCATCCAGGCCTTCCCCGAGGCTGCGCCGGTGCTGGGCGATTTGCTCGCCAAGAACCTGGACTGGCCAGGCGCCGAGGAGATCGCCCAGCGGCTGAAGCTGCTCCTGCCCCCGCAATTGCAGGCTGAGGCCGGCGGCGCGGGCGGACAAGCCAACGCCGCGGCCGCCCAGGTCGGCGCCCTGCAACAGCAGATCGCCGCCCTGCAAGGCGCCCGCGACATCCAGGCCCGCAAGCTCGACATCGACCAGTTCCGCGCCGAGACCGACCGCATGGAAGCGGTGAACAAGCTGCAACCGGCCAGCTAGGCCGCCAAACGCCGTCCGATCGTGTGATCGGAGCGACCGCCTTCGCCCACAAACTCCAGAGGACCCGATGAGACAGAACCAGGCGGCGCAGCCGTCCGTGGACGATTCCGCGCGCCTTGATGGCGCGCCCGAAGAGACCGATATCGCCGAGGCGCCGGCGCCCGATCCTGACGAGCTGGTGCAGGTCGAACACGAGGGCCAGACCTATGAGGTGCCCGCCGCCTTGAAGGGCGCGCTGATGCGGCACGCCGACTATACGCGTAAGACCCAGGAGCTAGCCGATCAGCGGCGGGCGCTGGAGGCGGGCCACGAGGCCCTCGGACAGATGGCCCAGGCGCATGGTCAGGACATGGCCGCCCATGCCCGGCTGATCGCGCTGGGAGACCAGATCGCCCATCTACAGCAGCAAAACTGGCCGGCCCTGCAGCGTCAAAATCCGGCGGGCGCGCAGCAACTGCTGACGCAACTGTTCCAGATGAAGCAGGCCCACGAAATCGCCGCGGGTCAGCTTCGGCACAAGCAAAGGGTGCAGGCCTTCGAGCAGCAGCGTGAACACGCCATGCGGCTCGAGCACGGGCAGGCGCTCCTGGCCGAGCATATCGACGGCTGGTCGCCCCAATACGCCCAGAAGCTTGGAGCGTTCGCCGTCAGCCAGGGACTGGAGCCGAAGGAGCTTTCGGCGCTCAGCGACCCCCGGCTGGTGCTGTTGCTGCACCACGCCTACCGCGGCCATCAAGCCGACCAACAGGCCGCCGCCGCCGACCGACTGGCCCAGGTTCAGGCCGTCCGCCCCGCGATCCAGGTGGGCGGCGGCGGACCGGGCCCCCAGGACCCCAACCGCATGTCGACCGATGACTGGATGCGTCATCGGCGCGGCCAAATTCGCAAAAAGGCACGATAACCCATGGCCAACGCCCTTCTCACCCCGCAGCAGATCACCCGCGAAGCTTTGCGGGTGCTGCACAACAAGCTGACCTTCATCGGCAATATCAACCGGCAGTACGACGATAGTTTCGCCAAGTCCGGCGCCAAGATCGGCGACACCCTGAAAATCCGCCTGCCCAACCAATACACGGTGCGGGTGGGCAAGACCCTGTCGGCCCAGGATGTCACCGAACAGAGCGTGTCCCTGCAGATCGCCACCCAGAAGGGGGTGGACGTGAACTTCTCGTCCTCGGAACTGACGCTGTCACTGGACGATTTCTCCAGCCGCATCCTGGAGCCGGCCATGGCGGTGCTGGCCTCCTCGCTCGAGGCCGACGCCTTCACCATGTACAAGGACGTCTATCAGCAGGTCGGGACGGCGGGCACGACGCCCAACACCTTGCTGACCTATCTGCAAGCCCGGGCGCGGCTGAACAACAGCCTGACTCCGATGGACAGCAACCGCACCACCCACCTGTCGCCCTTGGCCACGGCCACCATCGTCGATGCGCTCAAGGGTCTGTTCCAGGACTCCAGCGCCATCCGCGAGCAGTACCGGGAAGGGTCGATGGGGCGGACGGCCGGCTTCGACTGGTTCGAAAACCCGCTGGTCCCGACCCATACCAACGGCTCGACCACCACCGGCATGACGGTCAGCGGGGCGGGCCAGACGGGGGCGACCCTGAACATCGGCGGCGTGGCTAACGGCAACACCTTCACCTATGGCACCACCTTCACCATCGCGGGTGTCTATGAGGTGCACCCCGAGACCAAGGCCGTGACGCCGAGGTTGCAGCCCTTCGTCATCGCCGCCGACGCGACCATGACCGGCACGACCGGATCCTGGTCGATCAGTCCAGCGATCGTCACCTCGGGCGCGCAGCAGAACGTCAGCGCCTCGCCGGCCAGCGGCGCGGCCATCACCATCACCGGCGCGGCTTCCACCGGCTACGAACAGGAGATGGCGTTCCACCGCGACGCCTTCGCCTTCGCCACGGCCGACCTGGTCATGCCCAAGGGCGTCGATTTCACCGCCCGCGAAGTCTACGATGGGGTGTCGATGCGCATCGTGCGCGCCTACGACATCAACAACGACGCCTTCCCCTGCCGGATCGACGTCTTCTACGGCTACAAGACCATCCGCCCGCAGATGGCCTGCCGCGTCACGTCCTAACCCCGCCTGCCGAAACCTCGACCGAAGCGCCGGAGGGCGATGTCCTCCGGCGTCTTCTTGCCTTCGGAGATCGCCTTGGCCCTTGATACCTATGCCGATTTGCAAGCCGAGATCGCCAGTTGGCTGCGCCGGTCTGACCTGACCGTGGAGATCCCCAGCTTCATCGCCCTGGCCGAAGCCCAGATGAACCGGCGCCTGCGCGTGCGGCAGATGACCGCCCGGCTTTGCGACAGTTGGACCGGCGAATATGTGGATCTGCCGGCCGATTTCCTGTCCGAGCGCCTAGTCAAGCTGATCGTCGGTGGGACGGCCCATGTGCTGCGCTATCTGACCCCCGAGGAGATGGACGCCAAGGTGCGCACTGTCGCCGCCGGCCGGCCGCGTTTCTACGCCCTGTATGGCGGCGAGTTACGCCTGCATCCCAAGCCCGACACGACCTACGCCGCCGAGCTGGTCTATCTACAGGCCCTCCCGGCCCTGTCGGACGCCAATCCATCCAATTGGCTGCTAGCCAGCCATCCGGACGCCTATCTGTATGGCGCCCTGACCCAGTCGGCCCCGTATCTGCGCGCCGATGAACGGCTTCAGACCTGGACGGCGCTGTTCGGCGCGGTGCTGACCGATATCGAAAACGGCGACCGCACAGGCTCGGCGGCCAAGCTGATGACCGACGCGCCGATGGCCCGGGGCCGCGACTTCAACATCATCCGAGGCTGAGCCTCGCCCATAGGGAGTTCGGCTTCATGCCCGATACAACGACCGCCAATTATGGCTGGACCAAGCCGGAGGTGGGCGCCTCGCCTGATAGCTGGGGAACCAAGCTGAACGCCGATCTGGACGCCATCGACTCCCAGATGAACGCCACGGCCGCCTCGGTCGCCGCCGCCGAGCTGGCCGGTCAGAGGCTTTATTTTCGAAACCGCCTGATCAACGGCTCGGCGCGCATCGACCAGCGCCATGGCGGCTTGGCCGTCACCCTTGGCTCGACCATCGCTTATGGGCTGGATCGATGGAAAGCGATGCACGGCGCATCGGCCGGCGCCGCCACCTTGCAACAGAGCGTGGGCGGCGGCCCGAGCGCCCATGGATTGCCCGATTGCGTCACCTATGCGGTGACCGCCGGCGCCGGCGCCGCCGCGTCGGATCAGTGGCTGCTGGAGCAGGACATCGAAGGCGTCATGTTCGCTGACGCCCTGTTCGGGACCGCCAACGCCAAGGCGGTCACCCTGAGTTTTTGGGTCCAGAGCAGTTCCGGCGCAGGAGGGACTTTTTGCGGGGCGCTGCAGAACCGGGACGAGACCCGGTCTTATCCCTTTACCTTCACCATCAATGACAACGATGTCTGGGAATACAAAACGATCACCGTGCCGGGCGATACGATAGGAACCTGGCCGACGGACGCCACCGTGGGCCTGCGGGTTATGTTCGACCTCGGCTCCGGCTCCAATTTCGAGGCGACGGCGGGGGTCTGGACCGGGGCCAATCGTCTGCGGGTTTCGGGCGGGGCCATGCCCAGTTCGAGCACCGGATGGACCGTGTCTTTCACCGGCGTCCAGCTTGAAATCGGCACTCAGGCCACGGACTGGGAAACGCGGCCCTATGACGACGAACTGCGGCATTGCCAACGCTATTTCGAGATCATGACCCTGGGCGCTGGGCTGCCGGCAACGCCCAATTACAGCAGCTACGGCTATGTGGCTTGGATCTACAAGACCACCAAACGCGCCGCTCCCACCGTGATCAACGCCGGGGCGGGCGCGAACCTGGCCGGCCTTTACAGCGCGGGGGTGGACGGCGTGGTCGGTTACGAGACCGCGGGCAATACGCCCTGCTTTGGGGCGGCCTCGACCGCCGATGCGGAGCTTTAGATCATGGATTATCAGCTACTGCCCGTGACGCCTCCGGGTATTTCCGCGCCCGCCATGGTCCGCCGGCTGGCGGACGGCGCCTTTATTCCCTTCGACCCGGACAACGCCGATTATCGCGACTACCTGGCTTGGCTGGCTCAGGGAAACACGCCGCTGCCGGCGGGGGACTAGCGCCGATGAGCCTGATGTCGCTGTCCATTCCGCCGGGCGTCTATCGCAACGGCACCGAACTGCAGAGCGCCGGCCGCTATTACGACGCCAATCTGGTACGCTTCGCCAATGGCACGCTGCGGCCGATCGGCGGCTGGCGCCTGCGCTCCTCGACCGCCGCCGCGATCAGCGGGCCGGCGCGGGCCGTGCTGGCCTGGCGCGACAATGACGGCGGCCGCTGGGTCGCCGCCGGCGCCGTCGCCAACCTCTATGTGCAGGACAATTCCGGCGTGGTGCACGACATCACGCCCACCGGCCTGACCGCTGGCCTGGCCGACGCGGCGGTCAGCACCGGCTATGGCGGCGGAGACTATGGCTCCTCGCTATACGGCGTGGCGCGGCCCGACACGGGCCAGGCGACGCCGGCGGCGATGTGGTCGTTGGACAGTTGGGGCGAGGATCTGGTCGGCTGTTCCAGCGCCGACGGCAAGCTCTATCAATGGTCGCTGGACATATCCGCTCCGGCCGCGGCCATCGCCAACGCGCCGACCGGCTGCGTCGGACTGGTGGTGACGGCGGAGGGCTTCCTGTTCGCCCTGGGCGCCGGCGGCGATCCGCGCAAGATCGCCTGGTGCGACCAGCAAAACGACACCCTGTGGACGCCGGACGCCACCAATCAGGCCGGCGACTACGACCTGCAGACCCTGGGCCTTTTGATGTGCGGCCGGACGATGAAGGGGGTGGTGTTCATCTTGACCAGCGTGGACGCCTGGACGGCCAGCTATATCGGCTTTCCCCTGGTCTATGGCTTTCAGCAGGCGGGCAAGGGCTGCGGCGCCATCTCCCAACAAGCCTTGGCGACCATGGACACCCAGGCGGCCTGGATGGGGCAGGACGGTTTCTGGCTTTATAACGGCTATGTCCAGCCCCTGCCGTGCCAGGTATCGGACCTGGTGTTCGGCGACATCAACCGCACGCAGCAGTCCAAGGTCTCGGCCGTGCACCTGTCGGCGTTCGGCGAGGTGTGGTGGTTCTACCCGTCCGCCGCCTCGACCGAATGCGACCGCTACGTGGCCTGGGACTACCGCCAGGATCAATGGCTGATCGGCCAGATCGACCGATTGTGCGGCGCCGACAAGGGGGTGTTCGCCAATCCCCTGATGATCGACTCCAGCGGTCTGATCTATGAGCACGAGGTCGGCTTCGATTACGGCGGCGACACGCCCTATGCCGAGACCGGGCCGATCAAGCTGGGCGAGGGCGACCGCATGCTGCAGGTGCAGCGGATCGTGCCCGACGAGACCACGGCGGGCGATGTGACGGTGACCTTCACCGCCAAGACCTTTCCCGAGGACGCCGGTACGACCTACGGCCCCTATGTCTTGTCCAGCCCGACCGACGTGCTGTTCATGGCCGGCCAGGTCAAATGCCGCTTCACCGGCGCGGCGGCCGACGACTGGCGGGTGGGCGATTTTCGGCTGGATGTGGTTCCGGCCGATCCGCTGATTTGAATTGCAGGAAAATGTGCGCAGACACAGCCTTGCGACCGTTCAGGACCGTGGCGGCGCTATCCAGAACAACCGTTTGGACCTATGGTTTCCGACGCGGCAGCAGGCGTTGAATTGGGGCAGGCGGTTCGTGAACGTGCAAATCTGCAAGTGATCGGGTGGTTAGCGGCCCTCGCTGAACTATCGTCCGATCATCCGCAATGGGGGATTTGCTCGATGACCATTTCCATACCCCAAAGAAAGGCCCCCTCCGCTGAAGCGATTGATGCTTTGAAGAAATTATTCCCTTCGGGAATACCTGAAGACTATCTCGATTTTTTAATGAATCATGATGGCGCCTCCTTAGAAGATAATATGCTGGGCCCGGATAATGAGTATAACATTAGGAAGTTCATTTCAGCAAAAAATATACCTAAGGAAAAGAGATCAATAGGTGAATTCCCCAAATTCGAGATCCCAATAGCAGAAGATGACTGCGGTAATTATTTTTATATCAACAAAATTGATGGGAAAATTTATTTTTGGGATCACGAAATAGAAGATGGCGACGTGTTTCTGGCAAATAATTTTAGTGAATTTTTGAAAATTATCGAAGAAGATCATAGTGTTGTCGAAATAAAGCCAGGGCAGGTTATCAGTGTTTGGACTGACCCTACCTTCAATCCTAACTTCGACGACGACGACGACGACGACGACGATTAAAATCTCCCGCGGGTAACTTTAGGCTGACGTCGGCTGCCGACTTCGCCTCTATGAAACAAGCCGCTCTCTGGATCTCCCACCATGAACCTCTCCCGGCCGCCCGCGCAGTACGATGCGCAGGACCAGACGACCTTGCGCGACAGCCTGACCCGGGCGGACGCTCAGAACCATAAGCGCGGCGCCGATATCGAGGTGGGGGCCGGGGCGCGGGTGGTGTTAACGGACACAGTCACCAAGACCCGCTACGCCCTGACCGTCAGCGGCGGGGCGCTGACTCTGACGCCGGCGTGAGCGCGGCGCACATTGTCGGCGAGACGGCGCCCCAGGCCTGGGCGCGCTGCCGGCCCTGGCTGGAGGCGGCGCTGGAACGGGCCGGGGGCACCCACGGCATCGACGACGTGGCGCGGCTGGTCGAGCGCGGCGATGCGCATTTCTGGCCGGCCGCCGCCTGCGCCGTCGTCACCGAGTTCTATTTTTATCCGCGCCTGAAGGCCTGCAATTTTTGGCTGCTCGGCGGAAATCTGAAGGCGCTGCTGGCTCTGCAGCCGGTGATCGAGACCTGGGCGCGGGCCCAGGGCTGCACCCGCATGCTGGGCGGCGGACCGCGCGCGGGCTGGACGCGGGTATTGGCGCCGCGCGGCTATCGGCCCGCATGGACCATCTATTGCAAGGAGTTGAGACCATGAGTTTCAAGGCGGGCACGAGCCAGCAGGACACCTCCGGGACGTCGACCT